GGTTGTGAGCGGTGTAACGACTGGCATTACAGACCATCCACGGGGCTGACTTGCACTACACCCGCCGCAGCTACTTGGATCGCAGCAATGTGCGTGTTTCCATTCGTTGCCACCACTACAGAGTCGCCGGGGATCAGCATCATGTCAGTGGTTACAGCAGTTTGCGCACCTGTACCAATGCGAACATAAGCTGCAACGGTCACGGCGATGCGGATATACAGAGCCACCGCACCAGACGACGAAGTTGGCAACGTAGCGCCTGCCGATGTTCCCGATGTGGTGATGCTAATGCCGGTTTTAAGAATAGTCAGAGCCATTTCAATCCTTCAAGTTTGTTTATTGTCAGTTTCGGTAAAGGGCTACATCAGCAGCAGCATCTCAATGTCGTCCTCGTCCTGCATCTCAAGCGCCAAGGCCATGATCTGCATCACGCGCTCAAAGTCTTGCTGTGCTATCAAAGCAGGCAGGTTGACCTGCATTTGGTAGCGATCCACCAAAGCGCCCAACAGGTCAATATCTACCGTGTCGCTAGGCAATACACCTTCGACCTTGTAGACACGCTCCCGCAGCCGTTTACGCGCCCTACGTGACGTTCTTTGCGCCTGTTCAATCGCTTGCTCTGCGATCTGTTCAGCATCAATGAAAGCGTCGGCCTGCTGTGCGGTGTCGAAAACAAGGATTTGTTTCTTGCGCTTGACGTACCACTTGCGGCTTAGCTCAACCTCTGCCGAATAAGATGCAGGTTTCTCGCCATCAATCAGGATCGCGCCCAACTGCGCAGCACCTGTGCCGGAAACTTTCAGCCCTGCAAATACAACAGGGTTGCCGCTATCACCAACAGCGCCAAGCCACTCACCATCCCATGTGCCTAGCCATTGGCCTTGCATGACTAGCTTCCGTCTACTGTGGTCACGTTGCGCGTGCCGCTGGCATAAGTCCCGGCGATGCGGGTCTTGCTACCGTCCATGCTCTTAAACACGGGGCTTGCACCTTCCAAGCCGGTAGCATTTCCAGCAGCGTGTGCCAGCAGAATGCGAAGTGCCTGCTTGAGTGTCAAATCGCCCTCTACCTTGGACTCCAGCACCGCCCCGGTCACACCGTCCTGCGTCAATGCGCCACCAATGGACACTGACAAGGCAAATCGGTTGCGCTTGCGAGGCTGGCTTGCCATTGCACCCGTGCCACTTGCAGATATGCGAAAGACACGCCCGCGGTAAGGGCGCATGACGTTCACAGTGCCAACGCCACCGATGGATGCGCCCGTGCGCTTGGTCATCACGGGTTGCGCAACTGCCGCACCAACACCCGCGCCATCACCCAGGGCCATCGACGCTGCGCCGGGGCCGTAGTATTCAAGCGTGGTGAGTGAGAGCAGCATTACAGCTCGTCGATGGTGAACACGATCAGGTAGGCGTAAGAGCCGATAGTGGTGCTGGTGATGTTCTTGATGGTGATGCCTTCGCCCTCACGCAAACGAATCTCCTGCACCTCCGACCCCTCGGGCAACCAGTTGATGCCAGCTTGCAGCATGGTCGAGGGAAACGCCTGTGTCGCACCGCCTTCGTCATTCGTGAATGTCAACGGGAAAATCAAGGCCCCGTCTGTCAGCGTTGCGCCGGTCTTAATTGTCACTCCTGCTGGCAGTGCTGGATTCAAGCTGTCGCTGGTGGTGGGGGTGATTGCTGTGCCGACAGTGTGGACAGCAGAAAACCGCTTCACATCTTGACGCAACGCCACACCTGTCACCGCAGCCAGCGCCAAGTTAATCAGAAACATCTTCTTGAGAGACACCATCACGCCTGTACCTGCGGCGTTGTGAATGGAAATCATGTGCTTATTAGCAGCGAATGCAACGTTGTCTGCCAAGGCGTAGTACGTGGGTAAAGAGCCTTGAAACGTGGCCTGCTCATGCACCGTGTTTGCGCCAACCACCCGCTCTCGGGTGCGCATCTTGTTGCCCGTGCTATTGGGCGGTACTTGGGTGAAACTTTCGGGCATGGATCAATCCTCGGAAAACAGAACGGTGCCAGCGGGGAAAATCGGAGTAGTGAGCGCCGACACAATGATGGATTGGGTCAGCGCACCGGAGTACAGGATTTGGCCGGTTGCCACCACGCTTACGCTGCCGTGCGTCCAAGTCTCAGTACCGACAAAGCCGCTCTCGACCTCGGGGAATGTGACTTGCCCCACGTTCTTGGCTGCGCTGCCTGCCGCGTTCAAGGTGCCGTTCACATCACAAACCGCCCAACCTGTGCCATCGCGGGTGACTACCTGCGCGGTGTAGCTGGTTGGGGTTGGTTCGCTGGTAGTGGCTGTTCCCGCTTCGCCGGGGTCAGCGGTGTGGAAGTTGAGTTGCAGCGTTGCGCCATAGCTAGGCATGGCGACTGCGTTGAACACGAACTTCACAAAGTCGTTTTCGGTTGCGTTGGCTTTTGACATTGGTTCCCTCTTTAAGCGATTCCAGCCGCACGCCCATCAGGGCCACGGATGATTTGTTTTGGTCGATTCATTTGATCCAGCGCAGCGCGAAAGCCATCAATAGATGCGGCAAGTGCGTTGTTCAAGTCGGGTGACTCAGCTTGCGGCGTTTGTGTGCTGCCTAGCTTCAATTGCTCTATGTAAATTTGAGTTTGTGCGGCTAGCTCTGCTTTCCACTTCTCAAACTCAATCTGCTGTTGCGCAAGCTGCGCATCCATCATGGCTTTGTTCTGCTCACGCTCTGAATCACGCTGATCGTTGGCTGCTTGCAGTTCAAGGTTCGCCTGAATCTCTTTCAGCTTCATCTCAGCCTTGATTTGCTCAATCTGCATCGTGTTCTGCGTTTCAGCTTGGAACTTCTGAATATCGGACTGCGCATCGGCCTGGTGCTTTTGTGCGTCGGCCTGAATCTTCATCTGCTCCAACTGGATCGGCAGCGGTGTCTGTGGTTGCTGTGGTGGCGCACGGCGTGGGTCTTGCAGGAAGTTCTGCACATCCTTAAAGCCTGCGTTCTCGATGATCTTGCTGCCGGTGTGGTACAGGTGTTGCGAGGTTGCAAGACCTACGGCCATGCCCTCTTTCTGCAATTGCGCGATCATCATCAACTGCTGCGCCTTTTGTTGCGTGTCGCCCGTGCCAAGACCGACGTTAATCGTCATGTCGTAAGAGTCGCGCCATTCGTTCGGGTCATACTCCACGAACTCGTCTCTGAGCCTAAACGCCAGTTTCTCCATCTCGCCATCTGTCAGCACCTTGAGGATGCCTTGGAAGATGGGCTTAACCAGCGTTTCAGCGACGATACGGGCGATTAGCTCCACCCGTTGCATGGCTGCGCTCAGGTCCAACTGACGCCCGCCAAGCGTGTTGTTCATGCTGTCAGGGTTCAAGCCTTGCGAAGTACGCGATACACCCGTGCGGTTTTCCCGCATGGACTGCACATATTCCAGCATGGGCATCGACGCGCCAGCAGAGAACGGAATTACTTGCTCAGTAATCGCGTTAATGTCGCGCTGACGAATGACGCCACCCGCCCGGCTATCCAGTAAATCATCAATGTTCGCAAGTGGACTCCAATTGGCATCCGTCAGCACCTTAGTGCGCGGGTTGTTGGTCAAGTACAGATTGTTCAGCGTCTGGCGCAATAGCTCGGTGTGCAGCTTTTGCAAGTCAGACACAGCATCTGCCATGCTCATGCCATCCCATCGGTGCGCATTCAGGATGGGGCTAGATGTGGCGATTGGCACATGGCTGCAAACTTCTTGCGAAAGAATCTTGTCCTGCAAGCGGTAGATGCACAGACGCTCTGCAATGCCATCACCGTCCGCATCCGCTAGCACGTACTCAATGCGCAGCCAGCCGGTAGCCAGCGCATCATCATCTTCGTCTTGATCGTCGTAGCCAACAATGGATTGCTGGTCTAGCTGGTTGATGTTGGATAGGCGTGTAGATGGATTGCCGATCTGGTCACTACCGCGCAACTCAGCCGCGGTAACGTCTTTGAAGCCCATCATCTTCAATTCTGTCAGCGTGACACGCATCAATCGTGCGACATAAGGGCAGTCTTGCAGCAGTGGGCTTGTCCAATCCCGATCAATCAGCAAATCCTCTGGGGCGAACGCTTCGACCTTCACAATCGTGCGCTTCTCCGTCTTTTTCATGCGGCCGTTGTAGCCCATGACAGGCTGACCTGTGTAGGGATCAATCTGCGGCTGGCCTTGTTCGTCCAATACCGGTGCGGGTGATGCTTGCTCAATCGAAGAATCTTCAGACTCTTGCAGCATCATCGCCAACATTTCTTCGCTGGCGCCTTTGAATGGCACACTGCTAACGGTTTCGCTGGTTTCCTTGCGCCACATCACCGCGCAATTGCGGATAGTCAGCATGTCTTTCAGTGCGGTGTAGAGGACTAGAAAGCCGTTGTTTTGCTTATAGAAAACGTAGTTACAGGTATCTGTTGCTTGTTCAGCGCCTTTAACGTCTTTTGCCGTATTAGGCTCAAACGACACCGCTTTGTCGGTGCTGGTGAAGGTCTTGAGCAGTGCTGGAAGAATCCACTCGACGGAATCAGATACGTCCGATGCGACGATCTGCGATTCACCATCAACCTCATTCCCGTATGGCTGGCGATAGTATTCTCTAAGGGATTGCTCACGCTCAGAACCTAATTGCCCATGGATGTAGTGAGAGGCTGCATCTTCCCGGCGTTGCAGGATTTCCAGCAAATCCTCGTCATCCATCTTGTCAGACATTCATACCCCTTTGCGTTTAGCTTGTTGGCATTATCAAAAGTGGTAAAGGCTAGGCGAGGTAGGTCTTGCGGTAGGCAATAGGCTTCACACTGCCTGAACTGTTGCCCAGCGCATCAGCAACGATTGCCGCATATCGGAAAGCGTCGGCCCCGTGACTAAATTCGTCGTGCAATGCTGAACCAGCTTCATTCGTCTGACGGTTGATATGCCGCCTGTAACGCTTCAAGCACTCAATAAGGCGCTTGGCCTTGGTCTTGTCGAAGTAGACGCGGCTGAAGGTCATACGTGCTGCCTTGATACCTTCCTCAATGCCCATGTTTGGAGTCTGCTCAACAGCGCAGCCCAAAGCCTCTAGGATTTCCTGCGCACTCTTGCCGGTCTTGTAATCCTTGTGAAACCCATCGTGCGGCAGGTAATGCACACCCCAATTGAGATTCATGTTCTTCAATTGCAGCGCGTAATCAGCCAAGGTTCTATGCGAATCCTCGATGTAATCCACGATGCGCAACTCACTGGCTGACCGTTGTACAAGGATGATAGACATTGAATCGTTCCATCCCAAGTCCCATACAGCGTGTGTTTTCAGCATCAGATCATTTGGCACATCACGGATTCTGCTTTCACGCTCTGCCGTTGCCACCTCATCAAAGTAGATAGCACCAGTTACCGCGGGAAGGCACTCACCCTCCCACACGTTGCGATATTCCTCCGCTTTCATGGTCTTTTCAGCGTGACTACGTTCTTCTTTCAGCACCTCGGGAAAGTAGGGGTTGTCCTGCCAGTTCATCAGCACGGACACGCAATCAGGCGGTGGATTGACCACAAACATTTGATGCGTTGGGTCTGATTCAAGCTCAGGGTTGTACGTCACCCAAATCTCTGAGCCTTCCTTGCGAATCGTTGGCACTAGCGTTTTCCATGACTTCGCACTGATAGCCTGGGCTTCTTCGCACCAACAAATGTCAACCCCCTCGAACGACTTCAAGGCTGTAGCTGTAACGTCTGACAAGCCGCTGAAGTAGATGCATGACCCATTAGGGCCGCGAATCTCAGTGTTCAAGACGGTGAACAGCGCACCCATGCCCATAGCCTCAATCTGATCGCTTAGAAGCTGGTGAACTGATTGCTGAATTGATTTCTGCACTTCACGGGTGCAAAGTACGCGGGTTTGTTGTTTAGCGCATAGGAACAGGATGGCACGGGCAAAGCTCCACGACTTACCCGACCCACGCCCTCCCCTTGCAACCTTGTAGCGCGAAGGCTTGAAAAGAAACTGTAGCGCCTTGGGAAACGCTAAATCCTTCTTAATCAAACTTGACATTGAACTGAATGTTTAGCGCATCACCATCAGCGCCCGTTACCTGCAACGGCAAGACCTTACCCACCAGCCCAAGGAAGGCCGCAGCGGTCTTAGGATCGTTTGCACGGCGCTCTAGGTACTCTGCCCCTCCCGCATTGCTTAACGCGGTCAGGATCATGTCCTTGATGGCTCCGGTGGATTTGTTTGGTACACCCTTGCGGCTGCCACCTGTTAAGTTCTTTTGTTTGCCACTTTTCGGCAGTTTGTCGGTAATCATGCGAGTTCCAATGGGATTGTTCGATGCTTAAAGTTTAGGCATTGGTAAAGGATTGTTTTTAGACATAGGACACCCCCGAGTCTCCTGAAACCATCAATTGGATGATCTAGCTTAGAGACTACCAGCCAACCATTGAGGTCTACTGCGCACCGAAGTGTCCTATTCAAACTATCGAGCGCCCTGTTAAGTGGGCCAATCTACCTGTCAGTATGAGTTGCTCGTTTTGTCAGTCGCTAGGAAACGCTGAGGCGCCGGGGGTGTCAGTGAAGCGCCATCACTTTATGGGTGCCACCGTGACATGGTGCATTAGCTTCACCGATTACGCGCCCTGACGCTGAAAAGCAAAAGGCCTAGGTCTAATGCTCTCCGTGGTCACAACACGTCCCTTGCGGGCAAGAACATCAGGCCTAGGCCATCTGTATTTTATCTTGTGTTGTGACCACTCGATGTGCCAATTTTCAATATTGGTAAAGGCTCACCACGCATAAGACTAGCTAACCCATCTTGAAGCTCTCGCCCTTGCTTGTAACTCCTGCATGGCCTTCCATCCTTTATGACAAGCCCGTCAGTTATGTGGTCGAAGTATTTATGCCCATGCTTGTCTATGTACCCTTGAGCATCGGAATATTTCTCACCATGTACAACAATCATTTGTTACTTCACATCAAAGATCGAACGCACACCCCTGAGACACTGCGCAACCCCATATTGCCTGCCCGGTATCAAGTACACCGACCGCCCATTGGCGTCACGGTCACGGTTAACAACGCCGATGTAGGTTAAGTTCCAGAGTGCTGAACGCACCTGACCGACCAACAGCTTGGTCTCGTCCACTATGTCAGCCTGCGACTCAAAGCCATGCTCAACAGCGAGTAAAACAACCCGCATAGTTGACATGGGACGTGTGAACTTTACGGGTTTGTCTTTTTTCAGCATTAGCGGCCATCGTCCTGTTTCTTATCAATTTCTTCAATTGCTCGCGCCAGGTATATCGACTGGTCTAGGCTCTCCTCCAGCGCATGAACAAGCCACTGACGAAGCGGTAGCGGGTTCCCCTCTACGGTAAGCCCGTACTTTGCAAGGCCAAATTCCTGACGCTTTGCAATAAGTTCACATACACGCGCCTCAGTTCCATGTACGCGAACGAAGCCGCCGCCTGTATCTAGTGTTTTCATCGTGTCGCCCTATCTTGGTTTCGGTTAGATGCTTGCTCTGTGCGCCAAATATCCACTCTCATCCTTGCGGCTTCCATGTGCCATTTCAAAGTTTCCTCCACCTCTATCGCAGCCTTCAAGCCCTCTAGGAGTTGCTGATACTCCACATGGGCATAGGCGTACTGCTCTCGTGCGTTTGCGGCTTTATCGTCGCTT